AGATAACAGAAAGAGAACTTACCGTTATAAATACCAACCAGTTATGAATTTAGATTATGGATTATCAGCCAGTTGATTATTGCATCGTCTCAATCGTCGAGACTGAAGTGCCAGGCATGTTCGAGATTGACCTACAGTCGAGATGGCGTGAAAGCCCTACCTACACTGTAAGCCAAAAAGCAATCGACTACGTCACAGAACGAGTCCAAGTCGGCTGCCCTCCAGGCTGGCCCAATCCACCTTCATCATAACTACTTGACTAAATAACTTCGAAGTTAGTGCCCACCCCTCGCAATCCTTAGGTCAGGGGCACGTCGTACACTACGAAAGATTGTCGATCTTTCTATCATCCGTAGGTTAAACTCTACGAGACATTCTATTATCCAAAATGATTAAATCTGTATTCGCAGCTACTGCTGCTCTCTCCATGTCCGCTGGCGCTGCCCTTGCAGGTCCTTACGTGAACGTAGAGACCAACGCTGGTTACACCGGCAACGATTACAATTCAGCCGTTACCGATCTTCACATCGGTTATGAAGGTGCCATCGGCGAGAACGCTGGTTACTACATCCAGGGTGGTCCTGCCATCGTGGCTGTTGATGGTCAAGAAAACGACACCGAAATCTCCGGCAAAGCTGGTGCTGGTGTTGACCTGACTGAGCAACTCAATGTTTATGGTGAGGTTTCATTCCTGACCGATGATCAGAGTTTCTCCGATGACCTGGGTCTTGGAGTCAAGGCTGGCGTTAAGTATAGCTTCTGATATCTTTCATAAAGACTAACAGGGTCGGGTAACCGGCCCTTTTTTATTGCATAAAATCAGTAAGGGTCAGTATATATTCTTCTTGATTCTTCCACTTGACATTTCTGTAAAGTTTTATTATAATAAATAAAGTTACTTAACACAACTTATTGTTTTCATGTCAGTCACAACTAATGATCGTGGACAACAAAACATGTGGGCTACCGAACCCCGTATGTATGTCGATCCTCAAGCCGAGATTTATGGTTATGTAACACATAATGAAAAGGCTGAGAAACTAAACGGAAGACTTGCCATGGTTGGTATCGTGTTTGGTCTCCTCTCATATGCCATCACTGGCAACTTCTACTTCGGGCTTGCCTGATCCTTTACTCACTTTATACTAATAGAATCATGAACGAAAGAACAGAACGCATCAATGGTTGGGCAGCAATGCTTGGCATCATGGCTGCCATGGGAGCCTATGCAACCACCGGTCAAATCATTCCAGGAATTTGGTAGATGGGATTCATCATCGCCGCTATAATACTGATGATTCCAATCGTAGCCATTGTTAGAAAATCATGACATACGATTGGACTCTAATCCAGACACTAATATTCATCATCACTCCATATTTTATTATATTGGCATTACTCAGTAATGATGAAGACGATGACGGCAGTGATGGTGGAATGTATCAACCAGCTTATAACCCAACACAATGACAGGATCAATCTTTTTAGTAACAACAGTTACATGGTTAATCTTACTAAGTATCTCTGTAGAGAAACTATTTGAAACCTACTGATGTCTAATCCAAATGCTCTCATCGAAGACATCCAAAAACTAGATGCTCTCTACGAAGAACTTTGTTGGGACCCTGATGACGAACTTGTTTTCATACACGAAAACGGAAGAGTAGTTATCTACAATAAAACCCAAGAACAATCGTAGATTGAAAACCACAACTGAATATGATATAATTAGGGGTGAGACATTACCCCTATTTTTATGTCCAACAAGTTCTACGTTTACTCCAAGGATGGGTGTGGATTCTGTGATAAACTAATCAACTTTATGGAATCAAAGAAGATTCCATTTGAAAAGTTTAATCTAGGATCTGACTACTCGAAAGAAGACTTCATTGAAAAGTTTGGCTACAATTCAACTTTCCCACAAGTCCACTACTTGAATCAAAACATTGGAGGAATGAAGGACACCGTTCGTTATCTAGTTGACCATAAATACACATGATGAATCCAAATCGGGGAGTGACTGCTATGCTCTCCACACAACATGAGGAGGAAAAGACATTCTATGATTTTAAATTAGGATTTACCCTGTTTAAAAAAGAGTTCTCATTTACTTTCAAAGTAAATTCAAAGAAGGAGTAATTAAGATGTCAAATGCTTTTCTCTTCTCCGAAGTAATTCTTATACTAGGAGTAGTTGTTGGTTGGATCTCCGCTGAGAGATTCATAGTTTATATGCAACACACCAGACATGAGTTTGAAGACCTATTCGAAGAGAACCCACATCCCGAAATCTACGACAAAGACGGCGAGATTGATCGGGGAGAATACATGATCATTGACTTCGAACCCGGCTACGACCCAGAGGGGTTCAGCCCAGAAGACATTACCGAGGACCCTTGACAGGGGTCTTTTTTTATGCTATAATATATTCAGTAATACAGGGTGACCCCCGTGATATTAGTTGATGCGAACCAGATTGCCATCAGTCACTTGATGGTGAGACATAAGATTGAGAACGGAATCAACATTGATTCTGTTCGTCGTTCTATCGTAAGAGTCCTTGCCCGTATAGCACGGAAGTTCCGTACTGAATACGGTGAAATGGTTCTTTGCTATGATGATAAGGAGTATTGGAGGCGTCAAGTCTTCCCTTTCTATAAGAAGAATCGTAAGCAGGAACGGGAAGCTTCCAAGTATAATTGGGACGAAGTGTTTTCCGTACTAAATATAATCAGGGATGAGATAAAGAGTAACTTTCCTTATCGTGTCATCCAAGTTCAGGGAGCCGAAGCCGATGATGTCATTGCTTCTGTCGTAATGGAAAACGGAAAGAAAGATATTTCAGAACCTATTCTGATTCTTTCAGCCGACAAAGATTTCATTCAACTTCACAAGTATAACCTTGTGAGACAATACGATCCCATCAGAAACAACTGGATTATCAATGATGATCCTATTCAATACCTCCAAGAACACATCATTCGTGGTGATAGATCGGATGGTATTCCTAACATTCTTACCTGTGACGATGCTATTGTTACAGGTAAGCCCCAAAAGAAGATGAGTAAAGAGAAAATCGCCGCTCTGGCGAACATGAACCCATCCGAATTCACAAATTTCATTCGTCTTCGTAACTGGAAAAGGAATGCCGAATTGATTGACTTCACTCACATACCAGATTCTATCTTTGATCGTATCATTTCATACTACTCAAACTATGAAATGAAGAATACAATTAACCTAGAATACTTTATTCAAAACAACATTCAAGACCTCATAGAGGAATTTTCATAATTATGGCACGTCCCGCAACACCAAAACTACCGGTAAATCAGACCCTTATCTCTGAAGTTCTTCAGAGAGTGTCTAATGCAAAGACCAAGACAAAGAAAGTAGAGATTCTTCAAGAATATAAGTCACCGGCTCTAACTAAGATTCTTCTTTGTAACTTTGCAACTAACATTAGGTTCTGTTTCCCATCAGGAAGGACACCTTACAGCCCTCAGGAGAGACCCAAAGGTGTAGACCACCAGTTCTTATTCACAGAACAAAGACTTCTGGAGAAGTTCATTGCCAAACAGGTAAATGGAGTTACTTACTTCGGATGTTCTGGTCAAACACGACCACGTATTCAACAACTGAAGAAAGAACAGATGTGGGTACAACTTCTGGAGGGTCTTCACCCCGAAGAAGCTTCGCTTCTTGACCTTGTTAAGGACAAGAAAATCACAGAGAGATATAAAATCACCAGGCAGAATGTAATTGAAGCATTCCCCGAACTTCAACTATCACAGGACTAATGAATCAAAAGGAACTAAAAAGAATTCTTTATGAGATGAGATCCCTTGTGGACGAACTGGAGTCTGCTGTTCTTGCTGACACCAGTAAGTATGTACTGGACATTGACTACGGTGATGTCGTAAGTTATTACCATAACGATAACGATGACGATGAGGAAGGTCTCTAATGGGAATGAAAAAGAAGACCATCAAACTAGTCAATAAACTACTCCATGATCCTGCTAAACGCAAGATGTATACCGATGAAGAATTGATATACATGGCGAGACAGGTAGTCTACATGGAGAAAGAAAGAAAAGCTCGCAAACTTCAAAGGAAAAAGGAGAAAGGATTCGGTTATGAGTAATGTGAAATTGATTGCCTGTACCGGTGGTGCGGGTGAACTTGAAGGTAAATCACCTCAAGATGTCATTAGTTATGTTGCTAGGGTATCAAACCCACACAATCAAGAGAATTTCAGAACAGCTGCCGGACTTCTTAAGTACTGCATTACCCATGCCCACTGGAGTATCTTCGAGACGGCATCAATGACACTTGAGATCAACACCAGTCGTGGGATTGCTGCTCAAGTATTGCGTCATCGTTCATTCTGTTTCCAAGAGTTCTCTCAACGATATGCCGACACTAAGTTACTCAATCAGGTGATACCAATTCCTAATCTTAGGAAACAGGACAAAAAGAATCGACAGAACTCAACCAATGATTTACCACCCGGTATGATCAATGAGTATCAGAAGAAGATTGAGAAACATTTCGAAGCAGGAATGAATCTCTATAATAACCTTCTCGACAATGGCGTGGCTAAGGAATGTGCTCGTTTTGTGCTACCACTCAACACGCCCACAAGAATTTACATGACGGGTACATGTCGCAGTTGGGTACATTACATAAATCTAAGGACCTCTAATGGCACACAACAAGAACATATGGAACTGGCAGAAAATTGCCGAGAAGTGTTCCGAACAGTATTCCCAGATGTGGCGAAAGCACTTGACTGGTCAGACGAAGCGGGAGACCAAGTAGATGGGTGAAACAAATCCTATTAGTGTAGAGGAGGCAAACCAAAGTCTCTTCAGAGCGAAGTGGAATATCCCCACGGCTGCAGCACATTGTGGGATGACACAGAAACAAATGAAGTTAACCTTCAGAGAGTTTTTAAAATACCACCCGATGGATTATAATATGGAAATCCAGTTACCACTATCCTATAAATATTAAACCCAATAAACTTTACTTATGGCTTCATATCCAGTAAAACATACAGAGACAGGTGAACAGAAAGAAGTCACGATGAGTGTTCATGACTGGGATCAGTGGAAAACTGACAATCCAGAATGGATCCGTGACTTTAGTGACCCTAGTACTTGCCCAGGCTCTGGAAACATTGGTGACCCCAGAGCAAAACTTCTTAAGTCTCATCCAGGTTGGGGAGAAATTATGAACGGCGTCAAGAAAGCAGCACCAACAAACTCCAGTATCACTTCACAATACTAATGGCTGTAAAGACAAGAGCAAAGACCAAGAAAAGGCAACCGATCAATGCAGATCTGATGGTCAAGGTCGAACCATTGACAAAGAACCAAGAGGAAATCTTTAAAGCATGGGACAAAGGCAAGCACCTGTTTATCTACGGATGTGCGGGCACCGGTAAGACCTTCTGTGCCCTCTACAAGGCCCTGCACGACACCCTAAAGGCAACACCCAGCTACGACTCCGTTTACCTGGTAAGGTCTCTTGTGTCAACACGTGAGATCGGTTTCCTACCTGGAGATCAAGAGGATAAGACAGCTGTCTATCAG